CGCCGTTCTGGCTGCCGCACGCCGTCAGGCACAAGACCAGAAGCATGGTTGCGATGATGGACAATAGGCGGCTTTTTGCGAATGTTTTTTTCATAGACATTCTTCCTCTCATTATTCTCGCCAACAGGCGGATTACGACAATTTTATCATTTTATGGTCGGAATGTCTATTCTTTCTTCTCTGTACGATAAAATGGACTGTGGTATATCGTGTCTCTTTATACGGGGCTTTCTTCGCTGATCGCACTGTCGATCATCTGCTGTAGCTTATCGCGATCCCACAGCAAGATGCCGTTCTTTTCGGCCAGTTGCTTTGCACCGGTGGTAAAATAATTATTTGTCATCACAACACCAACATGGCAGTTGTACATACTTTTACCGGCGCACACTTCCTGCACTGGCGTGTTCCCCAGCGTGGAAGAATAGCATTTACACTGGATGGCATAGCGCACGCCTTCTTTTTCGGCAATCACATCAACACCTTGGTCTCCAGAACCAGGTGTCACGGACACATTGATAAAACCGTTTTTTCGCAGCAGGTCAGCGCAATAGTTTTCAAATTCATGGCCTTCCATACCGTCGGTTTCAGAAATGTCGATGCCTGACATCGTACCTTCGCAACGAACCGTGCCGTCAGCAGCTGCATATGTGTTTATAACACCGCATTCCGCAAATAACTGGTTGCGTAGTTTAATCGCAAATTCCATGGTCTCATCATCGAATTCGTTTTTGTGTTTTTCAATTTCATCTGCAAATATGCGGCATAGGCTTTCTACATGGCTGCGGCTGTTTCTGTATGTTGTTTTCGCCGCTTTTTTTACGCTGTTGTAATGCCGTTCGATAGCATCTCTTGTGTGCCATTGCTTGTTATTGACGAAAATGTCGTACTGAATAGATGGTTTCAAAGTGAATGGCACACGATCTTCAAATGCAATCAATTCATGTGTTTCGGACAGCATGGAATGATAGTAGGACAAAAACGTTTCGATGTCGTCAGCCTCGTTCGCCAATTCTGTAGACGCCCGCGCTTTTGCGATCAGATCTTGAACCGTTGAGTACATCTTTGTTTTTCTTCGCTTAGACGCCCAAAAAAGAGCAGCGCCGCTGCCGACAAGAAGTATACCATCCACAGCGAATCCGACCGTGTCGTTTATAACGCCTATCATGAAAACCGGAAATGCCAACGAAAAGCATATGACTCCGATCCACTGCAGCCCGTCAAGCTTTTGCTTGTTCTTCACAATCAATCCCTCGTTTCTGTTCTTCCTTCAGCTGTTTATGTATCATCCTTCTGTCATGTGGCAACATAGACACACGGCTGATAATTGAAAAATAGCATATTTCGGGCAGTATTGCAATAAGTTAGCAAAAAACGTTCGGAATACCGAACGTTTTCAACACGCAGCCGAAAAATGTGGTAGGATTATAGCGAGGATGAAAAACAAAGTGCGGGAGTATAGAGAATACAAGAGTGTCAGCCTGCGATGGCTGGCCAGAAAGGTGGGGTGTGGGACAAGCACACTGTGCGACATAGAGAGGGGCAAGAGCATACCAAACGTCCGCCTCGCCATTCGGATCGCGGCTGCGCTGGGCGCGACGGTGGAGCAACTGTGGAGGGAAAACGATGACAGATGAGCAATGGAGGACGTACTTACGGCGTGAAATCGAGCGGCTGCTGATCCTCGCGGACACGCGGACGATGGAGCTGACGCTGGAATTTCTGCGTGTAGCAGCGTAGCAAAAGTGAACAGGCAAAGAAAGAGGAGCAGGACATCAACCCTGCTCCTCTTTCTTGCTTTCTGCGGTGATCTGGCGGGCAAACGCTTCAATGTCTGCCCAGCGCTCCTCCGGCAGACGCGCCAGCGCCAACAGGAACCGCCGCCGGAAATTGTCGTCCTCGCCCTGCATGACGTCGCCGACAAAGCGCATGATCTCCTTGTCGCGCGAGATCTGCACGAACATCTCGCCCTCGCCGGTGCGCAGCCAATGCTCGGAGACACCGAACTCGCGGCAGATTAAGGCGACGGCGGTGTCGGATGCGTTGCGGCCAATTTCATAATTGGCAATAGCTCCGCGTTTCACGCCGATCCTGTCTGCGAATTCTTGCTGTGTCAAACCAAGCGCTTGCCGCAGCTCTTTTATTCTGTTGCCCATGCATTTACCTCCTTGTGAATCAAGAATAGCACAGACGTTGCTATCCGTCAACGAAAAATGCAAAATAAACACAAAAAAGTCTTGACAAATGTGTTTTCCTTGCTTATTATTGCAATAGAAACGCAAAGCGATGCAACAAAGTGCGAGGAGGTGACGAAAATGCTGACACGCAATGAACAGAAGACGCTGGAGCGGCTGG